GCTCCTGCCACGAGTCCATGTGTCACCCTCCCGTTCCGCCTATTGTTGTGAGTCGTTACGTGGATTCCACTGAATACGTTTCTGACATATAGGGGGGTGATTGAATTTTGTGTCACTTCACAATCCCGATTCAAGCACGGGGAGGGGGAGGGAATCACATGCGTAACAACACACAGACTCACGCAACGACTCACACACATCAGCCTGACACACACGCAGAGCCGTGGAGCGCAGCATTGCAACGCGTTTTGAGTTTTGAGTTACGAATCGTATGTAAGTTTAACTTCCATAGAGATTCGTGAAACCGCTCGGCTTAGCTTCGTGGAGCGGGCAAAATTCCCCGGAATCGCGCGCAACATTATTACGTTTGACTCGGTTCATCGCACCAAACACTCCGTTCGTCGCGTTTTCCGGAATCGGGGCTGTTTGGGTGCGCGTGATCGCGTATGCCGATGGGAGTCAACCACCACATGAAGGAACGCAGATGCCCAACGCCTCAGACAATCCGACGCCGGAAGCAGTAAAGGTTCTCGCGCTTTTCGCTTGGTTCGACTCGCCTGACGATATGTCGCTGGCGGCGCGGGCAACCGGACTCACCGTAGATCAGATCAATCTCGCAATCTCTGAGTTGCTGGCTCGCGGTTTCATCGACTCGCTTGCACAAAGGAACTGACATGGACAACGAACTTGAAACCGCAAAGCAGATCGTCACTGGACTCGATCAAGTTGCCGATGGATGGCGCAATATGGCGCGACTCGCATTAGCGTCCCAAAGCACTTACGAGGTGTATCGCTGCGTAGGGCAGGAAATGGCGGCGAATCGTTCGGCTCGCTCTGTGGCGCGTCGCTATGGCGTGGATTACTGACATGCCGTTCGCAGCATTCACCGGCAAAGCCCTTCGCGATGGCTCAACCGTCTATCGCTCGCGAGTCACTGGCACTCGCTACACCATCCGCCCGCGTGGCGACGGAATCAGCCTCTATCGCGAGGGCATGTTCATTCAGCGGGTGTCAACTCGCTCTTGGGTATTCGTGAAAATGGAGCGGCTGGACGCTGACTACGCCAAGGCCCTCCGGCTCCGCGCTCGCGCGTGAAGAAATGACAGAAATCGTCCAGGGTGATTATTGACATACTCGCCCGGTATGAGACCCTGATTAGGCGCGCAGGGAATGCAATCGCGCTTCAACGTTGAACCAAGCAAGAAGGAACTTTGAATCATGGCTACCGAAAACAACACCCTCAGCGACTCTGGCAAGGCCGCAGACAAGGCCAAGACCGTCGCCGAGGATATGGACAATCGCCGCGTGTTTGACTCGCCCGCCGCAGCCGCCGAATACCTTGGTCAGTGCGCCGAGCGATTCAGCGATTTCGGCCAGATGACGCTCGCCGCTCCCGGCATCGACGCCGAGGGCAATTTCGATCCGGAGATTTACACGGACTCCATGGATGTGATGGTCACGCTGCTCCGCAACAAGAGCAAGATCAAGGCAGTTGTCGTCGCGCCGATTCCCAAGGTGTCCGTGCTGCTGGACTCCGACGCCGGCAAGGCATGGATCGCGAAGATTCTGCACAAGGAAATGAATCACGTTGCCGTGCGGGCACTCCGTGAAGCCGACGACGTTTCGACTGTCATCGACCAGATGCCGACCACGATCGACGGCTATCTCGAGCCCGGCCGTGGCGACTCCGGCATCATGGAGGCGTTCAACGAGCTGTACAAGCAGATCATCACGGCGCTTGGCTCCAAGATTCCCGCGTTCGCCAAGGCTCGACTCATCAAGAGCGAGTTCAAGAAGGCGCTGGAGTCCAAGGCATACGCCGCGACGTTCTATCCCGTGCTCGAAGACTTCAAGGGTCAGAGCTTGTTCGTCGCCGCTCTGAACCTCGGCATCGGCGCGGCCCCTCGCAAGGGACTCGATCCGGCCATCTTCCAGCGCTGGCTCGAAACCCGCGATCAGAAGCCGCTCAGCGCCGGAGCAGAGTCGGACGACGAGGACGAGTTCACGCTGGACATCGGCGCAATGTCCGAGTCCATGCTGGCAGACGACAAGCCCGCCGATGCGACCGAGGACGCCGCGCCGGAATCGGACGACTCGACTGATACGCCGGTTGAGCCCACCGCTGACGCCGACGCCGATCCGACCACGTAACACCTGCGCAGGGGCCGGGTTTAACGACTCGGCCCCTTTTCTTTCCTCTGACTCGTGTGATGATATATCATTAAATTTTCGCTCGCTGCGCTCGAATGATGAATTGCTGCGCAATGAGTTAAGAGTTTGTGGGTCATGCATATATCTATGTATCAGTTCAGCGTTGACTCAGTATGATACGGTTAGCATGTTGGTTCTTGAATGGATTCGCTGCGCTCAGCGTTAAGAGGTTTGTTGGGCGAGCACGAGATGATTCCATTCAACAGCTTACATGCGGTACGGATAGCTTGATGTCTTCCGCTCGATTCTATATGAAGGGGGCGGGGTATCCCCCCATCCGACTGAGCGACCGGCCCGTTTAATATGAGTCTGACACTGTACCCGAAAAATTCGCCCACCCCCACTTTGAGTCAAAGGAGCAAAAAACATGGACGAGCTTAGCGCGGAAAATATTCGCAAAATTTCTGTGGGATTAGCGAATGCGACTCTGAGCTTGGTGGGCTCGGGACTCCTGCCGCGGATGGGTGTGCTGGACATCGGGAATCGGGACTATATCGCCGAGGCATTCGAGCGGGCGTTAACCGAGTTGGTTACTGCGATCGCGGATTGAGTCGGAGAGCGAGCTGACATAATGATTGCGGTAAGCCGCGAGCAGAGTCAGAGTAAGTTGTGAGGAATCGCAAATGAGCTTGATGGGCGTCACGGCGAAGAGTCTGAGTCAGGACCTTGGTAAAGAGGTTCCGGAAATGTACGTCGTTGTGGCGAAGCATACGGTGATGGGCACCAGCTCTGAGTCGATCTGTGAGGTTCTGTCCTGCTCCAAGGAAGAGCTGAGTGAGATCGAGTCGGACGAGCTGTACAAGGAAGTGCGGCAAGTCATCGGTGCGATCCAGCTCCAGAGTCGGGCGGATTCGGACACGGGCTGGGATGCGTTGGAATCGCTCGCGGTGAAGAAGTTGGTGGATCGGGTTCCGTTTGAAAAGGACCCGGAGTTCCTGCTTCGAATCGCAGCGGTTGCCAACAAGGCCCAGCGCCGAACGGCTCCGCAGTCAGGAGTCTTGGACCCGGCACGTGCCGGCCAGCGCACCACCATCAATCTCACGAGTCGGATACTTCAGCGACTTACGGCGACGGGCCCGGAACTGGTGCGTGAGACTCATCTCAGCATCGCGGACGGATCCATGACGAATCCGAAGTTCGAAGAAGTCGACGACTTGCTCAGCGTTAGCGAACGCCGGGGCGTGATCCCTCACATGCGTAGCGTCGAGTCGCATGACTTGATGGACGATCTGGAAACCACGATGAGGGAATTGGACAATGGCTGATCTGCTGAGTCAAGGACTGCTCGATGACCTGAATCAAGGCGCGACGGAAGAGAAGCTCAACATGGGTAAGAAGCCCATGGGATTCCTGGACCACGTGATGTTCGCTCTGACGGGCACGCCGGATCAGCTATTGACTCCGGAGGATGCGCGCGCTCGCAGTGGGCGAAAGAAGGAAGCGAGTCAGATGGCCACCAGTGCGGCTGAGAATCCCGGCGAACAATATATGGGAATCCCCACGGCTGGTGGAAGCGGCGCGGACATGGGCGATCTGATTAAGCTCGGCATGAAGTTGTTCGCCGCCGGATGACCGACTACGCTGATCTTGACCGTCAATTCGACAAGGCGATATCGGACCAAGACGTTCCGACTCAAGATGTTGATGTCGAGATTGCGCAGATTGTTCGGCTGCTTCGAATCGACCCGGAAGCATTCATCGAGTTCTTTCTGGCCGAGCAACTGGACATGCCGGTGCCGGAGTTCCATAAGGAAATCTGGGGACTCCTCACCGACCAAGAAAAAGAGCGTGTGCTGCTGGCGATTCCCCGCGACCACGCCAAGACGACTCTGGCCAAGCTGGTGGTGATTTGGTACTGGTTGTACACCAGCCACCGATTCTGTGTGTATCTGTCCAACACGAGTCCAATTGCCAAGGGCGCGTGCCGTGACATCAGGGCGTTCATGACAGAGAATCAAAACTTCCAGCAAGTCTTCGGCAAGGTTCGGATCATCAAGAGCTCGGAGAACGAGGGACTCTGGATGTTCGAGTTGACGAACCCCATCACGGGTCGAGTCAAGACGTGTATCCTTCGCGCGCTGGGTCAGGGCCAGCAGATGCGCGGAATCAACATTGACAACCAGCGTCCTGACATCGCGGTTGTGGACGACGTCGAGGATAACGAGAACACCGAGTCGGAGACCCAGCAGAAGAAGCTGGACAAGTGGATGTTCGGTCCGTTTATCAAGGCGCTCGCACGAAAGAAAAAGATTCTGTGGCTGGGCAACATGCTCACCAAAACCAGCTTGTTGGCGCGTCTGAGTCGCAGCCCAAGGTGGAACCCGGTTGTGTTCGGCGCGCTGGTGAAGAACACGCTGACCGGACTCCTTGAGCCACTGTGGCCGGGCAAATGGTCAGTCGAAGCGTTGCAAGAGGATTTCAAGGAGTACAAGGATAACGGACTCGTTGAGACGTGGATGTGCGAGATGATGAACATGCCGGGCCATGGCGAAAATGGCTTCAGCATGGATATGCTCAACTATCAAGCGATTCCGACTCCGGACATGTGTCAGTGCGCGTGGATTACAATTGATCCGGCATTCGGGCAATCCGCGCATAATGACGAGACTGCGATCTGCGTTCATGTGATTCCCAAGTACTCCGGAGTTCCGATGACCGTTGCGATCGACTACGGACGATTAGACGAGACTACCATGTTCTACCGGGCGCTGGCTTTGGCGCAATACTGGAACGCATGGGTCTGGGGAGTCGAGGCCGTCGCCGCGCAACGTGTGTTGATTCCGCTTTTCCAGACGCTATTTGCCATGCGTGGAATGGTCGGGGCTGCCGAGATTCTACCGCTTATGTCCGGTCGGGGCGATCCCAAAATCTCTCGAATCAGATCGTTCGTATCGCTCATGGCAAACGGCGAGTGGGCGCTGGCCGATACCGACGTTGCAATCACGGAGCAGATTGTCAGCTTCGACTTCCGTAAGAAGGATCAGCCGGATGATCGAGTCGATAGTGCGGCATACGGGCCGATCATGATGGAACTGTACTTGGCTGTGATTCAAGCCCGGAGCAGCGGCGAAGATTGGCTTAATGCGGATTTGTCCGCTCAATATGGTATGGAGGTGGCAGGTGTATAATCCGAATAACAGCGGCGAGGGCGGTTCTATGCGGTACTGCCAGATTCCACTTCCGAGTCCATCGGTACACGGAAAGCATCCGTACAAAAACAAGGACAATCACGAGCTGCTGTTGCAGTATCTGCGTGCCCGACTCGTTGCGGGTAAGGAAGCGCGCGATACGGAACTGCCGAGGCTCGTTCGAATCGACAAGAACGTCGCGGGCTGGATGAAGCTGAGCGATGAGGATAAGGCGCGCGACCAAAAGAAGGAGAAGGACGGGACTCCGGTGGCGGTCGCCATGAACCTCCCGCTGAGTTTCGTGCATCTGGACGATATGATGACGTACTTCGCGCAGACGTTCGCGCCGAATCGGGGCATGTTCTATCACACGGCCAAGCCCGGCGAGACCGACGAAGCGCTTCAGATCGTCACGCTGATGAACAATCACGCGGTTTATGCGGGCTACTTCCGCGAGATTCTGCTGACGCTGTTCAGCCTGCTTAAGTATAACCGCGGCGGCTTCGGAGTCGAATGGACTGAGGAAAACGGACCCAAGATTGCAGGCACGGGCGAAGCCATGAAGATCGAAACTGCCATTTCGTGGCAGGGGAATCGACTCGAAGCGCTCGACATCTACAACCATCTGTATGATCCGCTGGTTCACCCGACCAAGCTGCACACGGAAGGCGAGTTCTCGGCTGTCGCGATGGTCAAGAGCTTCTACTGGTTGCAGCAGCAGGCGAGTCAAGGCAAGTATTTCAACTGCACCGAGGCGCTGGAGT